GGCGGTCAGGAGCCAGGACGAGAAGCTGGACGCACTGGAGGAGATCATCGACACAGCAGGCGAGCCTGTGCTGGTGTTCTACTCCTACAAGCACGACAAGGCAGCCATCCAGCAGCGGATCAAGGGTGTCAGGGAGATCCAGAGCCCCAAGGATATCGCGGAGTGGAACGATGGCAAGATCAGGGTGCTCCTGGCGCATCCTGCGTCTGTCGGATACGGACTAAACCTGCAGGACGGTGGGCACGTGATCGTGTGGTACGGTCTCACGTGGTCGCTGGAGCTGTATCAGCAGGCAAACGCGAGGCTGTACAGGCAGGGCCAGCAGAAGCCGGTCATTGTGCATCATCTGATCACGGAGGGCACCGTCGACGAGCAGGTGATGGCTGCGCTTAAGCATAAGGACACATCGCAAAGTGCATTATTGGCGGCCCTAAAAGAACGTTGTGGATAACTCTGTTGATAAATTGTGGAAAACTAAAAGAGGAGGAGATTATGGGAGACAAAAAGGACAGTATCTGTTTTACCTGCCAGCACTTTGATCCGGTGCGCAGGAGGTGTAACGCGTGCAGGGTGGATGATGTGGATGTCGGCAAGGTGTCGACCTGCGGCAAGTTCGAAGACTGGGACCAGTCAGCCAAGGCTGACGCTGGTAAGCTGCAGCTCACGCTTGTACCGTGGGAGATTGTCAGGTGCATCGCCGCTGTGCGGATGTACGGCGTCCGTAAGTATAAGGATCCGGATAACTGGAAGCGGGTATCTGTAGAGCGCTATCGGGATGCGATGTGTAGGCACTGGCTGGCATATCTGGAGGATCCGCAGGGCAATGACGAGGAGAGCGGTATGCCTCATCTGTGGCATGCGGCCTGCAATCTGGCTTTTCTGTGCGCGCTGGAGGAGGGGCGAAAACCATGACAAAAGCTGGCATTAAGAGGACTCTGGGCAGAGTCGACGAGCTGGACCGGATGCTGACCGTAATCGATGCCAGGATCGAGCGCCTGGAGTCGATGACGCAGGGGCATGCGATCCGGTATGATGCGATCAGGGTGCAGAGCACGCCGGAGGATCCGGTGGAGAAGGCTATGGAGAAGCTTTACGGCCTCCTGGGCAAGCGTAAGAAGCTGGAAGTGGCGCGGATGACTGCATTGGAGGAGGCGGATGCGCTGATCGATCTGGTGGAAGACGCCAAGATGAAGCAGGTGTTGTGCTTCCGGTACTTAAGCGGCCTTTCGTGGTACGCGGTATCAAAGCGCCTCGGATATAGCGAAAACTGGGTGTTTAAGCTGCACGACAGGGCTATTGATGAAATTCTCAAAAAAAGCCAGTAAAGTACAGTAAAGTAAAGTTTTCAAGTGTGATAGTATTAAGCTGCGAAGAATGCATCATGTGCATACTTCCCTCGCTGATAACACCCGCAGGCAACGCGAACCTGCGGGTGTTACTTTTGTCTGGGAAGTGGCACGAGCGAGGGAGGTACGATGACAACCGAGACGATTAAGATCGACGATCTGACGCCGTATGAGCGCAACGCCAGGCATCACGAGCCGGTCGATATTGACGCGATCGCGAAAAGCATCGAGGCTTTCGGCTTCCGCGATCCTGTGGGCGTGTGGGGGCCTAAGAATATCATCGTGGAAGGCCACGGGCGCGTCATGGCCGCCAAGCAGCTGGGCATGACAGAGGTGCCCTGCATCCGGCTGGATGATCTGACGAATGAGCAGCGCCGGGCGTATGGTCTGGCGCATAACAAGACCGCGGAGCTGTCGACCTGGGACGCTGAGCTACTGCCGCTGGAGATCGAGGAGCTGCCGACGTATGACATGACGGAGTTCGGCTTCGATGTGCAAACGGGATCGCCTGCAGATCCGGATCCGGTTATCCAGGAGGATGACTCCGACGAGTACGACGACATAGAAAAACTCGAGAATCACTATGGCGTGCCCTACCAGGGCAATAAGTCACGGATCGCGGATATCATCATCAGCCTGCTCCCGGAAGGCGAGCGCCTGGTGGATCTTTTTGGTGGGGGGGCGCAATCACACACTGCGGCATGCTCAGCGGGAAGTGGCACTCTTTTCTGTATAACGACTTAAACGAGATGATCACGGGGCTCTTCATGGACGCCGTGCACGGTAAGTACTCCGACGAGCGCCGGGTGATCACGAGGGAGGACTTTAACAGCCAGAAGGACTCTGACGCCTATATCAAGTACATCTGGTCCTTCGGTAACAACGGCCAGGCTTATCTGTGGGGCAAGGACATCGAGGGCATTAAGTGCACAGCGTGCCACGCGCTACTCGACGAAGCTCTGCATGACAGGCGGCTGTCATTTGTGCATTTTTTGCAGATGCTGGGTGGTGTGAACGATCCGGCGCCGAACAGGCTGGCTCCTTTGGAACGCTTACAAGCGCTGACACAGCTGGAGGCCCTGCAGAGGCTGGAGGCCCTGCAGCGGCTGGAGGCCCTGCAGCGGCTGGAGGCCCTGCAGCGGCTGGAGGCCCTGCAGCGGCTGGAGGTCTGCAACATCGACTACAGAGACTATGCTCATAAAGACGGAGACGTCGTGTATTGCGACGTGCCGTATGAGCAGGCCGGTAAGAGTTCATGCGATGACTACGGCGTGCAGTTTGACAGCGTGGCATTTTATGAGTGGGCGAAGGCGCAGGACTATCCGGTGTACTTTTCGAGTTACGAAATATCAGACGATAGCTTCTACTCCGTCAAGGTGAAGAGCGTGCAGAGCCTGATCGGGGCGAACACGAACGGCAAAAAAGTGACGGAGTATTTATACAGCAACAAGCCGATTAAAGCGAGGAGATAACGGCCCGGTGACGATATGCGTAAATCAGACCAGTGGACAACTGAAGACGGCCTGATTAAGATCCAGGGCTGGGCGCGGGATGGTCTGATCGAAAAGCAGATAGCGCACAACATGGGCGTGGCGTATGCCACGCTGCGGGAGTGGAAGAAAACCTTTCCGGCGATCATGGAGGCCCTGCGGAAGGGCAAAGAGGTCGTCGACCGTGAGGTCGAGAACGCACTTTACAAGTCCGCGATGGGCTTCACGCAGAAGGTCAAGAAGCCGGTCAGGATCCGTGACGTCGAGTTCGACCCGAGGACCGGCAGAAAAATCCGCGAGGTCGAGAAGTGGGTGCAGGTCGAGGAGGAGGTCTACATCGCGCCCCAGGTGACTGCGCAGATCTTCTGGCTGAAAAACAGGAAGCCTGACCAGTGGCGCGAGAAGAACGACCTGACACTGACGCCGTCAAACGGTGTGCTGGAGTCCCTTATGGAGTTAAACCGTGGCAAGGGTAACGTGGAGTTCTAAGCAGGTTGAGCTGATCACGGCGCCCTACGACCACTGCATCGACTGGATGGAGGGGACGCCCAGATCGGGGAAGACCACAGCGGCAATCGCTCGCTTTGCGGATCACCTGATCAAAAGCCGCGACACTAATCATCTGGTGACAGCTTACAGCGCCGAACAGGCGTATAGGCTGATCATCGACGGGGACGGCTTTGGGCTTTTGCATACATTCGCGGGGTACGTCAAGCCGTCACACGACGACGAAGGTGCCCATCTGCTGATCACTCTGCCGGGCGGATCCGTGCGTAAGGTCTACTGGAAGGGCGGGGGAAAGGCGGACAGCCACAAGGCGATCACGGGTATGTCCCTGGGGTCGGTGTACTTTTGCGAGATCAATCTGCTGCACCTGGACATGATACAGGAGTGTCTGCGCCGGACCTACGCTGCTAAGGATCGGTGGCACATAGCGGATTGCAACCCGCCAGCGCCTCAGGATCCCTGCATAAAAAATGTGCTGGAGATCCAGGACTGCAGGTGGATGCACTGGACATGCAGCGACAATCCGGTGCTGACGGAGAAGCGTCTGGAGGAGATCAAAACCGCCTGTGAGAAAAGCCCGTTTCTGTGGAAGCGCGACTGGCTGGGCGAGAGGTGTATCCCGCAGGGCGTGATCTACTGGATGTTTGACCCGCAGCGGCACATCCTGCCGAGGATCCCGGACGAGGGCGCCAAGGTTGAGATGTACTTCGCCGGAGACGGTGGCGCGACGGATGCGACCAGCATCGGGTGCTATGTCGTGCAGATGCTGGGCAACGGCAGGCACAGGCTCCTGCGCGTGGGTAACTGGTATTACGACGGCGGGCAGATGGCTATGAGCGATCAGGCCCGTCATATCTGTGGCGAGTTCATCCCGGCCATGAGACAAAAGACCGGGATGCGTGAGAGCCAGATCCTGATCGATCCGGCGTGCAAAGCTCTCCGGCTGGAGATCGACAAGCTGGGATATCCGACATCCAAGGCCGACAATAACGGCCACGACATCAAGGGTACCAGCAAGGGGATCATGTGCGGCATCGAGATGCTGCAGAGCCATATAAACGAGGGCCGCTTTTTTCTGGTGGAGGATGAGCGGTACGGATCCGACGCTTTTGTCAAAGAGGCCGGGCTGTACTGTATCAACGAAACCACGGGTCAGCCTGTGGACGCATACAATCACGCCGCAGATGAGGTCAGGTATAGCGCGAATTACTTCGCGAAGACATACGGGTACTGGTAGATGGCGCTTTTTGAGAGGTTGAAAAATAAAATGCAGCAGATCGGAGCGGACATAGGGCTGGGCAGAGAATATAAGAGCATTTTCGACCTGGACGGAGTGCCCGCCTATAACCAGTTTTATAACATCGGGATCTTTCCGTGGAAATATCTTTATCGCGGATTTTATAAGCCCTGGCACCTGATCCCGTGCCCCACTATCGCAGATCCGAACCACAAGCGTAATTTGGCATACCTCAATTTGTCAAAGGCTGTTTGTGCGGAGCTGGCGGGCATGGTCTGGACGGATCAGTGCGAGGTCGGCGTGTCCATAAACGGCCTGCAGGCGGATGAGGACCCGCTTAATGAGTTCGTCCAGTACGTGCTGGAGCGAAACAACTTCCAGCGAAAAATGCCCGAAGCCATCGAGCAGGCTGCTGCCCTGGGAGGCGAAGCGATCAAGGTATGGTATGAGGAGAAGCGCGACCGCGAGGGCAACGTGATCCCGGAGCTGGGGCAGATCAAGATCGGCTATGCCATGGCGGACCAGTTTGTGCCACTGCAGTGGGACAATGCGACGATCTCTGGCGGGATCTTTGTCAACAGACAGGCCCGCGGCGGATATTATTACACTCTCCTGGAGTGGCATGAGTGGGACGGCACAACCTACGTGATCAGGAACGAGCTGTATCGTGCGGAGATTAAAAAGGCAGGCGTGGGGGATGATCAGGACATCCTGGGCTTTAGATATCCACTTGCGGCTTTGTATCCGTATTTGGATGAGGAGATCACGATCGACGTCGAGAAAAGTCTGTTTGCATACTTTAGGACGCCGGACGCAAACAACATCGATGACAACAGCCCGCTGGGCATAAGCATCTACGCCAATGCCATGGAAACGCTGCACGCGATCGATATCTGCTTTGACAGCTTTGTCCGCGAGTTCCGTCTGGGCAAAAAGCGCATCATTGTCCCGGCGCGGATGATCCGGCACGTGGTGGATCCTGTGACCGGACAGCAGCTGCGGTACTTCGACGCGACCGATGAGACGTATGAGGCACTGAGTACCGACGATCCTGACAGCCTTAAGATCCAGGACAACAGTGTCAGCCTGCGCGTCGAGGAGCACGTGGCAGCGCTGAACGCTTTCCTCAATATCTTCTGCCTGCAGGTGGGGCTGAGCGCCGGTACTTTTTCGTTTGACGTCCACGACGGCCTTAAGACGGCCACCGAAGTGGTCAGTGAGAATAGCAAGACCTATAAAACGGTCAAAAACTTCCAGGCGCAGGTCGAACCGGCGATCAAAGATCTGGTTGACGCGATTATCCAGGTGGCCAGCCTGTATGATCTGGCGTGGGACGGGTACAGCATCCGAGCGCTGGCTGCGAACGGGTATGAGATCAAGGTGACACTCGACGACGGGATCACGCAGGACCGGCAGACCAACATCAACGAGGGCATCACGCTGGTGGGTGCTGGTCTGATGAGTAAGTTTAAGTTCCTGACGGACCCCAAGTACGGCATAAACCTGACTGAGGAGGAGGCGCTGGCGGAGCTGGATCGGATCAAGGGCGAGAGCACTGTGACGATCCCGCAGCTGGATGTGATGGATTATAACGGCGCAGAGTAAGAACGAAAACAGCCGGCGCGCTTAAGGCTGTGAGTAGATCCGGCGCGCACCTCTCGACGATGTGTCCCAGCGCCGGCTTTTTGGGAGGTGTAGCAGATGGCCTTAACACCGGCAGACATCCTGCGGATATCGGAGCCGGTCGAGGCCGTATATACCAGGACGGTCGACGAGCTCCTGATCAATATCGCCAAACATTTCAAGAACTCCGGCTGGGAACGAACCCGGTACTGGGAGATCAAAAAGCTGTCAGAGATGGGCGCCCTCACAGAGGAGAGTGTCCAGATCATCGCGAGAAATACCGGCAAGCTGCCCGACGAGATACGGGCGGCTTTTTTGCAGGTCTCTGAGCGGGCTTGTTTGCAGATCGACCCACAGCTTAAAGCGGCAGCAGCGGAGGGCATACTGCAGGATCCTGGGACAACGGGAGCGACTTCTCCGTTGATCCGGCAGATGGTCGAGGTGTACACTTCTGAGGCCGTGGACAAAATGAACATGGTCAACACGACACTGCTGCAGTCAACCAGACAGGCGTACATTAACGGGATCACCACAGCGGTGGCAGAGGCTCAGCTTGCCGAGGCACAGAAAATACTTGACACGCAGGCGCTGTCTGTGGTGACGGGCGTAGAGACACGGGTCAGGGCGATCCGTAAGGCCATGGATCAGATGAGCGCTGCAGGGCTGACGGGCTTTGTCGATCGCGCCGGGCGTAACTGGTCGCCGGAAGCGTATAGCGCGATGGTGGTGCGGACCGCATCGCATAACGCTTATGTGCGGACCATAAAGGACAGGCAACAGGAGTTCGGTGGTGGTGATATCTTCCAGGTGTCGAGCCATCCGGGTGCGAGGCCGCTGTGCTATCCCTACCAAGGCAAGTTTTACAGCTGGTCTGCAGGTCCAGGTGAGTTTGTGGACGGCGCCGGGCACCGGCAGACATACGAGAACATAAACGCCACAAGCTACGGACAGGCGGCTGGGCTGTTTGGCATTAACTGCGGGCATCATCCGATCCCCATTGTGCCGGGGTTTTCTTATCCGCAGGAGTACGAGGAGCAGACCAAAGCGGAGAACGACAAAGAGTACAGACAGAGCCAGGAGCAGCGGCAGTATGAGCGTAACATTCGCGAGGCAAAGCGCGAGCGGGAGATCGCGGCAGCGACAGGAGACAAAGAGGCGGAGAAAGCTGCTGCCAAAAGGGTGACAGAAGAACAGAAAAAGATGCGGAGCTTTATCGAGCAGACGGGTCGTGCCAGACGGTACGATCGCGAGCGTATAGCGGGAGGATAAAACAATGTGTAACCACGGACCTGAGTTTTGGATCGGCAGAGCAGACGGGATCTTTTGCAAAGCCTGCGGGGCTAAGGTCGATCTGAATGTGAAGCCGGAGCCCAAACCGGCAGAGGTAAAGGCACCTGAGCCGGAACCTGAGCCGGAGAAGCCGAAGAAGGCGGCGCCTAAGAAGGGAGGCAAGAAGTGAGCGAGATCATTGTGAACGGGGATCCCGTAATGGATCC